GCTTGTAGCCGGTAGCGACACGTTCGCCATGGTCTCGCCAGCGTTGGCCCGGCGTCAGGTAGACGGCACGATGCCGGCGGCGCAGATAGCGGCCGATCTGCCGCTCGACCACGTCGAGTATCTCGATGCCGTTGCCGATCATGACCGCGGCGACGCCGTTCGGCGTGAGGATGCGTTGAGCGACCGCAGCGAGCTTCACGTAGACGGAGTCGGAATCGGAACGCCAGAACTGCGACTGATACGGCGGGTCGGTGATGACGGCGTCGACCGTGCCATCGGGAATGTCGGCCAGCGCTTCCACGAGGTCGCCGTGGCGGATATCGACCGTGCCGGCGACAGGTTCGGGAAGCGGCTCAGAACGGCGCCGTTCGGCCTCGGCCTCGCGTGCGATGCGTTCCATCCGCTTCACGTCCACGATCCGCCCGGCCGGCGCAGGAGCGAGCGCCAGCGCCGCGCGCACTCGGGCGGCTTCGGCCTCGTTCTTCGCCGTCACGATGGCCGGCCGCGACGCCGGGTACGACTTCCCGTCGCGACCACGGGCACGGTCGTCAGGTGGTACGGAAGTACCACCTGAAGCGAGATCCCGAAGAACCTGAGGATGGCTCACGCCGACGGCTGCGCCGATCGCGCGGAGACTGTGACCGGACTCGCGGAGCGCGACGACAACCTGGACGCGCTGTTCCTTGTCGAGCTGGCGCCGGTCGGCGTTCAGCGTGTGCGCCAGCTCGCGGGCATGGTCCTCGTCCGCGACGGGGATGGTGTCGGTCCGGAACTTGACGCCGAGCTCGGTGGCGATGCGCTTCCGGTGGTGGCCGTCGAGCACGTTGCCGGCCTGGTCCATGACGACGGGGACGAGCACACCGAACCGGGCGATCGACTCGCGCAACGCCTGCTCCGTCGCCGCGTCGAGCGCCGGGAACAGCTGGTACCGGCTCATGCCGCGTCGTCCTCGTCGTCGACGGTCTCGAACGTCCGGCTGTCCGGGTCGTACACCGTGCGCCACTCCGGTATGGCCTCTCGGACACGGCGCAGGAGACGCCGCGCGCCACGCCGGCCGAACAGCTCGACGAACTGGCCCGCGATTTCCTGCGCGTCACCTCCGGTCACGTCGATGAGCCACCGTCGACCGCGCGCGACCTCGCGGCGGTGGGCGTACTCCTGGGTGATCGTGCGGCGGCTCATCGCAGCACGAACAGCGTCGAGAGGTTCCGGCGCGCGTGCACCTGGCGCCGGCCGGAAGGTTGGGGGCGCGCGCGGCCGATGTGCTCGAGCCGGTCGACGGGTTCCATGCCGAGCGTCAACGCGTGGGCGAGCGTCCAGTGGGTGCCGACCCACAGTCGGCCCGACGAGACGTAGTCCTGGCACTTGACGAGGAGCACGCCGCCGGGCTTGACGACGCGTTGAATCTCGGTGAGCCCGGCGTTGATGAGCTGTTGCAGCTCGGCCGGTGTGCGGGGCGCGCCGGTCAGTCCGTACCGGGCGTGGAAGTCGGGCAGCCCCGTCGTGGCGCGTCCGCCGACCGACACATACGGCGGGTCAAATGCGACCGCGTCGAACATGCCGTCGGGATACGGCAGCGCGCGGAAGTCGACGCCGTCGAGCGCGAGGTCGTGAACCGTGAGCTTCTCGGGCTGCCACTTCTTCCACCAGAGGCCGCGGCCGAAGGTCGGGTCGAGCACGTGGTCGTCGTCGCGGAGATAGCCGAGGCGGTGCACGTCGGCGATGAGGTCGGCGTTGCTCGCCCATGAGTGAGCGGCGACCACCGGCGTTGTACCCTCGATGCCGGGTTCGCTGCCCACATGGTTGTGTAGACGCTCGCCCCGGGAAGTCCGACCCGGGGCGGCGCCGCGTCCGGGGGTCACGTCGCACCGCCTCGGGCGATCGCTGCGGCACCTGCCGGCGTGAACCCTTCGCCGTAACCCTGCTCTGCGCGGTCGGCGAGCAACCCGTCGAGGAGGCGGTAAAGGGAGTCGTCGTCGGTGTGGTCGGGCTTGCCGGCGGCGGCGCGGCGGGCGCGCTGGCTGTCGAGGAACTCCTCGAGCGCGGTCACGCCGACACCTCGGTGAACAGCTCGCTCTCGTTGCGGCCGAGCACGGCGGCGATGGCGGCCCGCTGTTCGGGGGTCGGATCGACTCGCCCGGAGACGAATCCGGAGAACGTGCTCGGGTTGATCCCGACCTCGGCGGCGATCACGTAGTGCGGCCTGCCGTCGACCACTACGGCGACGGCGAGGGCGACGTTGCGCCGATCGGCGTGCTCGGGCATGGAACCTCCAAGGGTTCTCACTGCCGGAGCACGCCGCCCGTGTGGCGGGGCCGGGTCCGTCCCTTGCGGGCACGGACTGCGGGAGTCGCCACATCGTACACACGACAAACGACAGCCGTGTAACTTGGCGATGTGGCGCCTCAGAGGATCGAGTGGCCCGAACACCTCGCCCCCCACATGGCCAGGCTGGCGTCCAAATGGACTTCTCAGCGGATCAACGGGCGCGAGACCGGCGCCGATCGGGCCCGCTCCGCGGCGCACTCCGCGGCCGCCGCCGACCTCGCCTGGCAGGTGGGCGTGCTGGATCGGATCCCGGTAGTCGACCGGGTGCCCGAGCTGCGCTACGACGACACCGGCAAGCTCCTCGAGGTCACGCGCCCCGCTTAGACCGTTTCGAGGTCGATCCGGCCGAGGTCGACACCGCGGCCCCCGCGACGGGTCGCCGCCCGGATGACGAGGTGCTCGATCGCCGCCCGGAAGATCAGCAGGCGCTCCTGCGGGCCGAGGTCGGGCCATGCGGCGCGCACGTCGTCGACGTCGGGTAGATCGGCGGGCGCGGTGGTGGTCGCCACCTGCGCCCCCGCCCAGCGCGCCTTCGCCTCGGCGTACTCCTCGGGCTCGATTGCGCCGTCGAGCACCATCGCCCACATGCGAGCGAGCTTCTCCTCCACGGCGGCGCTGTCCGTCGGTTCGCTGGGCGGTGTCGTGCGGATCCTGTTCCACGTCTCCTGGTCGAGCAGGTCGAGCACGGCGGCGGTGACGGCCTCCTCGACGGCCGCGTAGCCGATCCCCGTCGCGCACTTCGTGTCGTCGCACATCAGCCGGGTCATCTCGCTGGTGCCGGTGTTCGTCGTCCAGCGGTCGATGTGGACATGCATCTTCGACCCGCACCAGCAGCGGGCGATCGGGCCGAGCGCGTACTTGAGCGTGTTGCCGCGCAGGGCTGCCCCGCGTCGGGGATCGTCGAGCACGGCGCGGACCTGTGTCCACGTCCCGTAATCGAGGACCGGCTCCCAGTCGCCCGGCACCAGCTCTACGTCGTCGAGCACCCTCGCGCCACCGCGGCGCGGTAGGACGCCGTCGGACATGGCAACCATGCCGACGAGCGTCGGCGAGCGAAGCGCCGTGGACAGCCCCCGGTGAGTGATCTTCACCCCGCCGGCGTTGAGCGCCTTCACCACAGACAGCACCGATGCGCCGGCGACGATGGACTCCGCTGCCGCACGGACGAGCGGGGCGACGACGGGGTCAGGCACGAGCTCGTTGGGCGCGGGCTTGACGTAGCCGAGCGCGGCGGGGCCGGCTGGGATCGCCCCGTTCAGTCGCCGGTGACGGTGCCACTCGATGGCCCGGTCCGACTTCTGCGCCGATTCCAGCTGTGCCAGCGCGGCGACGATGGTCAGCATCGTCTGACCGATCGGGGTCGAAGTGTCGAACTGCTCGGTGACCGATGCGAACTCGGCTCCGTGCTGCTCCAGCTCGTTGACGAACTGGAGGAGGTCGAGCGTGTTCCTTGCCGCGCGGTCGACCTTCCAGATCACGAACGCGTCGGCGGCGCCGGTGGTGATGAGCTGCATCGCCTGGCGGAACCCGGGCCGGGACTTCCTCGACGCCTTGAACGCGCTCTTTCCTGGCTCACTGATGACCTGGACGAGCGTCCAGCCGCGGGTCGTGCAGTAGGCCTCGATCGCGGCTTGCTGGGTCGTGGTCGAGGTCTCGCTCTCGCGGTCGCGGCTGATCCGGACATACCCGACGACCCGCCTGTGCTCTGCCTTCTTGGGTGGTGCCATGCTCCGACTCTACCGCGTTTATACTTCTACAAGCGGTTGTTACAAAACGAGGAGTATGCGAAGCGAGGGAAGACGCCTCCGTGGCAGCGGTAGGCCACGTCCACCGCAACGCGTCCAGTCACAGGACTCACCCAGGGAGGAACCCCATGACCATCCCCCGCGCTCGTCGAGAGCAGTGGCTGTGAGCACCGCGTCGCTGGCGAACCTGTACATGGCCGGCAAGATGCGCCGCGGCGAGTGGGTGAAGCGCACCCACGAGCAGGGCCGGTCGACGCTGATGAGCTTCGCCGAGGCGATGCCCGAGCTGCACCTGATCACACCGAAACGGGTCGAGACGTGGGTGCACAGCGCCGGTCACGCTCCGGCGTTCCGCGCGTCGCGGCTCTCGAGGGCGCGGGGGTTCTGCCAGTGGCTCGTCGTGAACGGTCACCTCAAGCGTGACCCGACGATCGAGGTCAAACGGCCGAAGATTCCTATCGCGCTCCCGCGCGCGCTCACCGCCGACGAGGTCGCAGCGATCCTGCGCGCGTGTCCGGACAACCGCGTCCGCCTCTGCGTGCTGCTGATGGTCCAGGAGGGCCTGCGCCGCGGGGAGGTCGCGTCGATCGACATGGCCGACATCGACTGGTCGCGCCACACGCTGTCGATCCGAGGCAAGGGCGGACACGGTCAGATCACCGCGACGCTGCCGGTGAGCGACGAGACGTGGTCGGCGCTGCTCGACTACCTCGACGGCGCCCGGCCCCGGCACGGTCCCCTGATCCGCAACCTGATCCACAAGAAGCGGCCCAGACTGTCGGCCGCGCGGATCTCCGAGCTCGTCATGGAGGCGATGCTCGAAGCCGGCGTGAAGGTCCGCAACGGCGACGGCCGCTCGGCGCACGCTCTGCGGCACACGTGCGCGCACGATCTCCTCGAGCAGACCCAGAACGTGTACGCGGTGAAGCAGGCGCTACGCCACGCGTCGATCCGCTCGACCGAGATCTACCTGCGCGGCTCGGTGCGGGACCTGCGCGACACGATGGGCGGGCGCCGGTACGGCGACTGAAGTGTCGCATCGTGGGACGCTTACGCGGCTTCGCCACGGTCGGTGCCGACGACGACCAGGCCCTGCTCGACGCGTAGCCGGCGCCGCTCCCGCTCGCTCGTGCCCGCCCACACGCCGTGATGCTCGCCCATGCCCGCGGTCAGGCACTCCTCAGAGACGAGGCACCGCGCGCACAGCTCCTTCGCGGGCCGTAGATCCTCGCCGCGTTCGGGGAAGAAGTTGACCTCGGGATGCTCGCGGCAGAGCGCGTCGGCCTCCCACGGCCGGTAGGCGAGCACCGCGAGCGAGTCGAGCACTCCGACGATTGTTGCATCCGGAACCACTTTCCGGGGCCCTGTGTGGCCCGTAGAGGCGACGGAACCGGCGGGGTGGGGATGTCATAGCGGGCGAAGTGCTCGCTGCGTACCGCGCTCTCGCCCAGGACACGCTCGAGCTCGTCAAGGCGCGCCGCTACCTCGAAGTGCGCTGGGGGGATCTTCTCGGCGAACCACGGCGGGGTGAACGCAATGACTTGTCCCACGCGAGGGATAAGTCAGGCGTCCTCGGCAGGCACGAGCGCCATCGGTTCCGTCAGCTCGCGGCGAACCGGTGGAGTCCTGACCGCGGCGACGACGAACCGCGGTCACGGACCCCTCGACGGCGCGCGGAAAGGGACGCGCCGCGATGAGTGCGGGGAGGCGGCAGGCCGGATCTCTGGGGCTATGCGCTGCCCCTCCCCGACCTTGGCGGCGAAAGGAGGTGCCCGCTTTGACCGCCGCCCCGCAGATCAGTAGACGGCAGTGATGGTCGCCGGCCGATAGAACATCTCCATCGGCTCGCCGTTGCGCATGACGGTCCCGCGGGATTCGCCGACCGGGCGGCGCGGCGGCGCGTCGCGGTCGTCGAACCAGCAACGGGTCTCCATCGGGTCGTAGACGCCCCGCATGACCTCGGTCGCCTTGGTCAAGATTCCCCACGGCGCACCCGCACCCGACAGGCCCCGCGCCTCCTCGGGCAAGCCGTCGTAAAACTTGACGGGCGGCAAGGCGACAGTCGCTGGCGAAGGCGTCAGGCTGATCTCGGTCAGCTTCAGCTCGCCGCCGTCACCCGCGCGCGTGCCAGAGGACCAGAACAGCTCGGGCATGCCGTCGGTGAAGAACGACACCGGCCCCGGCAGCACGGCGACACACGACAGGCAGCCGTCGCGGCGCTCGAGCAGAACGCACCGGCCGATCTCGTCGCGGTGCCGCCAGCGGATCGGGATCTCCGACGGCTGGCACGTCGCATACTTCGATGCCGGGGCGTGCTCCAGCTCCCGATACCGGGTGACGGAGACATGTTCACGGCCGGCACGATCGACCGACCGGCTGACCTCCTCGGTGAGGTGCACAACGGCCCCGACGCTGTCGGCAACAAGCCCGATCACGGTGCACCACTCGTCGCTCATCGCTGACCGCCCGACTCGAAACCGTGAGCCGCTAGCTCTTCGAGGTGCCGGTCCCGCGCGTACCGCGTCGGCGGGCGCTGCGCTGCGAGCAACCTTGCCTCGTTCAACCGTGCGGCTTCAGCACGTCGACGCGCGCCCTCATGGTGCAGCTCGATCACTCGGTGACTGGTGGGCACGTCGACCACCCGCAGGAGTGTCTGAGGTTCGACGGTGACCGCTTCGCCGAGCTCGCTGGCCAGCGCGTCGACGGGCACGCCGAGCTCGGTGGCCAACGTGGCCAGACTGACCACCTTCGCCAACGCCGGCACGAACTCGAGGGGCTCGTCGGTGGGGGGCTTGGGCTTGAATGGGTTGGGCATGTGTTCTCCTTGTTTGTAGGCGGTCATCACGCGACCTCATCCGGGAATAGGTAGATCCTCGGCATGGGTGGCAGCGACTCCTGCACGTTCGACGCGGCGACCGCCATCACCATCGCCACCGCCGCGTCGATGTGGTCGCGTGACCGGGCCTTGGCGAGCATGAACCCGGACTCGCTGAAACGCGCCTGAGCGGCCAGAACATGCGCGCTGAACAGATCGTCGCCGTCATGCGACAGCCGCCCCTGCTTCACAAGGTCGAACGTCGCCGCGCACGCCGGCGCCATCCGCGGGACGGTCTGCGGGAACTCGACCATCGCCAGCCCTTCCTCGGCGAGCCCGGCCGCGGGCAGGTCGAAGAACCTCGGGTCGTACGCCACCTGCTCGAGGTCGTAGCGGGCGTGCAGCTCGCGGAGGTGCTGCGCGATGTGGGTCACGTCCATCGGCAAGCCCGGCCTCGGCGTCCACACCCGCGCGACGACATGCATGCGGCCGTCCGGTCGGCGCTGACAGGTCACCACCGCCGAGCTGTCCCGTTTCAACCCGACATCGACCCCCGCCCACGTCGGTTCGCCGGGCTGCAGCGCCCACGGGTCGGCGAGCACGCCCCACACCCGCGCGCCGTCCTCGCCGAGCCACGACTCGACGCCCTCCTGCCACTGGCCGAGCCGGAAGATCCGAAAGTGCGCCTCGGTGGACAGGTCGACGGCCGACCGGAGCGCGTCGAGGTTCATGAACCGCGCGCGTAGGGCGGGGTTGGCACGGTGCCACTCGGCCTCGTCGTCGATCGCGCAGCCGTCGACCGCGCGGTAGGCGGTCCAGCTGAACCCGCGCGGAGAGTCGCCCTCGCGCACCTTCGCCTCGAGCGCCCACAACGCGTTCTCACGGGTGAAGCCAGGGGTTCCGATCCCCACCACCAGACTGCGCGGCCGCTTGCCGCTGGCGAGCAAGAGCGAGTCCCACGACTCCATCGGGATGAACCCGAGCTCGTCGCACACCGCCACGCTCGGGTCGAGCCCCTGCAACCCGTCCGGATCGCTCGCAATCGGGAACATCTCCCCGCCGTTGAACGGCGTCACCAGACGGCTGGTGCCCGTGCCCGAGAACGGCACGCTCCGATCGGCGAGCAGCTCGCACCGTTGGCGCATCGCCACCGCCACGCCGAACACGTTGCGGACCGCCTGGCCGACCGTGACCGCGACGACGGGCACCTGAGGTGCCCCGTGCTCGTCGTCGTCGAACAGCGCCCACAGCGCCATCGACGCGAGCAGCGTCGACTTGCCGTTGCCGCGCGGCAGGAGCAGCGCAGCCGAAGTCACACCATCGGCGAGCACCTCCTCCAGCCACAGCTTCTGAAACGGCGCGAGCTTGACGGGCTGGCCGGCGCCGTAGCCCTTCGGGGCCACGCAGTAGCTCGTGATGAACCGGATGCACCGGGCAGCGCGGCTACGGGTCCTCCACCGCTCCCACGGCCCCGGCGACAACGTCGCCGCGCGCTTGGCCGAGTTGCCCGCGTCGCTGTGACCAGAAAATCGGCTGCCGGCTCTTCTCGTGCGGTCCCCCCCTACCAAAAAGTCACCCTTCGTGGTCATGGCTTCCCACTCGCTCCTCGGTTGTGGTTGGCGTGGGACGGTTCGCTGCCCCACGGTCGATGATCCAGGTCCCACTGCTCGCCGGGCTTGATGAGCTCGTTGCACCTCGAGCACTTGACGGTCCCGGCCGCGACGAGCGGCGCCCACTGCCGACGACGCAGCTGGTGCCCGTGGCCGTACTTGCGTTGTGACGCCTGGTAGCAGACAGGGCACCTGCCCTTGCGGGGACGGGCGGTGACGACTCCGCAGCCGAGACAGCGGACGCTCACGCCGGGTCGCCCTGTGCCCATTCGGCGTCGAAGTCGAAGGGCTCGCCACCGGGACCTGGGGGACCTTGGGGACTATCCCCGGGGGGAGTCGCTGTTGCGGATGTTGCGGATGTGGCGGATGTGGCGCTTTCTTGTGCAGGGGGATCTAGGTAGCGCGCCCACGGATCGTGGAGGTCTTCGCGGCGATAGCCCTTCGGGGTTCGCGCGCCGATGCGTACGTTCGCTGACTTCACCCCGTACTTGCCGAGACGGAAGCTGAGACCGCGGGCGTTGAGCGGCTTGCCTTTCAAGTCTCCCCACGGCGCTTCCTCGAGAGCGATGAGCGCGGTGAGGATCTCCTCGGTAGCCATGACGTCGGCGGCGCCGAAGACGGTGCGCAGGTCGGCGAGGAGTCGAACGTTCAGGCTGGGTGTGGCTGCACGAGAATCCGCCACAAGCGCCACAGCCGCCACACGCGCGGCGTCGGGCCAGTGCCCGCCGGCAGCGTCGGCAACGGCGAGCAGGGCCTCCCACACGTCCGCGTCGCGGTCGGCAACCCCTTCGGGCATGACCGGCCACGAGGCCATCACATCGTCGGCGACCGTGTCGGCCCAGTCGGCGAGGTCGTCGCGCAGCATGTGCCCTTCCTCGACGACGAGGTGGCGGCGGAACGGCTCGACGTGCTCGCCGGGCGCCCGGCGACGCATCATCAGGTTCACTGAACGCGACAGCAATGTGTCGGGCAGGCCGCCGAGCCCGGCGAGCGCCACGGCACAGAACGCGGGCAGCTCCTCGGTGAGGATCTGCTTTCCCTTGACGACACAGCGGCCGGCGACCGCGCCGCGTCGGTGCCCGGCGTTGAGCAGCGCGCGGGTCTCCTCGTTGTTGGCCTTGGTGGTCGGGCCGAACACGGTGTCGATCTCGTCGTAGAGGATCGTCGGGAGCCCGGCCTCGTCGGACACCTTGCGGAACAGGTAGGCGGGGGTCGTGTTGATCGCCTCGACCGGCCGGGGCACGAGGAGCTCGGACGCCTCGAGCGCACGCGTCTTTCCCGATCCCGGTTCGGGCGACAGGAACGCGATGCGGGGCGTCGACTCCCATGCGTCCATCAGGTGGGTGTGCGCGATCCACAGCGTGTGGGCGACGTGTCCATGTGTCGACGGGTAGGCGACGAACCGGCCGAGGAAGGCGTGGACGCGGTCGAGCACATAGCAGCCGCGGGTGGAACGATCGCCGTTGTCGTCGTCGTCGTCGTACACGTAGATGGGCGGAGGGGTGGCCAGGGCGACGTCGCCGTCGGGCGTGCTGCCGTTGGCTGTCAGCGGCGGCGGGTACGGCGTCGTGCCGGTGTACGGCTGGCGGTGGGAGCCGATCTCGGCGCGGGTCATGCGACGACCCGTTCACGCGCGGTCGCTACCGCGGCGGCGTCGATGTCGCACCCGATGAACCTTCGGCCCAGGTCGCGGCATACGACGGCAGTAGTGCCGCCACCGACGAACGGGTCGACCACGAGCGCGCCGGGGGTCGTCAATCGCTCGACGATCTGAACGAACCCGGCCTCGGACTGACCCCAGTGGTGGAATCGTTTGTCGTCGCCGTCGCCGCGAAACACGTCGTCGAAAATCCAGGCCAGATCGTCGGCCGCCGGATGCGAGAAGATCAGCACCGGCTTGTAGCCGGTAGCGACACGTTCGCCATG